TTGCTGAGGATAAGCGGTAGAGGCGGTTCCCAACTCAGTAATTGCAGCACCATCAACGGGCAAGGCAGATACCGTAGCGGTATTTCCGGTCACATTGAGGGCTGGAGTAATTGGCCAGGATGTAGCAGTGGCACCAGCACCAACCACGAACTGTTGAAGCTCGCCAGTTGATTCTAAGGTTACTGGATTCAAAGAGTACACATCAGCAATGGTGAATATATCACCTTCACTAGGTGCTCCAGTTCCAGTTTTAACAGTTAGCGTGGACCCAGTTTGGCCATTTCCATCAATGACATGGGCGCCATTGTAATTACCCGTGGTGTGAGATGGTAGGTTGTTAGACCAAGCCATATCAAAACCATAAGCATTACCAATCTCACCCTCCATGTACTGTCGGCTAATCGAAGGCGTAGGGTTAAACAGTGAGGCGTTTCCACCAACGAGTTGCCCATTTACCTTTGGAGAAATGATACCATAGCGCTTGCCAGTGGCCTCAAATTGATTGAGTTTTGTGGCGGCGTTTAGAATATCATCCCGATCAACACTGGTCACGGGAAGTGTAACAGCATTCCAAATCTGTTTATAAACAGCGTTGGTAATGCTGCGCTCAACCTTTGAAGCCATTGCAGCTGCGGCAGGTTTTAGATGCAACTCAGAAAGACGATCAATATCCATGGTCATTTCTTTAGAAGAAATTCGCATGCCAATGTTCAGCTGAGTCGCTTTGGTTAAGGTTACTGATGATTCCACAATATTCTGCTCAACCAGTGTTTTTCCGGTTCCAACAGAGTATTTGGAAGGTTTCTGGATTCTGATGGATTCTCCACCCTTGGCCCCATACGCCTGATATGTATCATCGTATGAACGGGGCATGGCCGAAAGAAAAGGAACCTTGTTATCGAAAACACGCCCTACTTCTTTCAGCACTAAATCGGCTTTATTGATAGTATTTGCCATTTGGCAAACCCTTTATAATTAATTATTTGCGGGTCAAAACCCGAATTCTTGCTTATTCCTTAGATCAGAAAAAGACTTGTGGTCGAGATCGGCTAAGGATTTTATCCCGCCAGAACTTTGTCTGATTGGATTTGTTGGCGCTGGTGCTTTAGATACAGCTCGCGGTTTCTGTACCTGCATTTGACCGAGAATTTTCCCGATCTCGATATATGCGCTCTGAGGCGGTTTTTTACTCAAAGACTCTAGAACATCTAGATTGTCCCCGAGATACTCAATTAAATCTACTCTATTTTCGGCAGAAAGTAAAGCGGTATGTAGGTGTCTGGCTCCCGTCACCTCTAACATTCGAGCGACATCTAATTCTTTCTCCGCATAAGATGGATCTTTTATGACCTTGGCTTGGTATTCTCTTTCATACTGATCGCGAATGCTGCGGCTTTCACTTTCCTGCCGCTCCCGTTCCGATTGCACCCTTAACTCTTTCTGCTTTGCGATTATTTTCTGTTCAGCCTTCCAGTCTGCAAGATCTTCCAAGTACTTGTGAGCTTGGTCTTCTGTGTAGTCATCAAGTTTAGGTGGCCCATTGGGTTGATCTACCCCACGAAGGCGCAATAATTCTTCTTTTTCTTTCCTCAAGGCCTCCCGCTCTGCTTCTAACGCCCTTTGAGCATCCCACTTTAACTTGGTTTCATGCCTGATCTGGGCTTGGCGTTCCTGCGCTGTTAGCTTCCGTTTTTCCGGCTGTTGCAGTGGTTTGGCCGGCTCTTCTAACCGCTCCTGCGTGTCCTCTACCTGTTCACCTTGCGCCTCTTGTATAGGCTCCTGATGCTCTTGTGTATCGGTTTGTGAATTGGCTTGAGAGTCGCCATTGCTCAGAATCTCAGACATTTCGTCCTGGATCTCATTAATACTCATTGTGCGTCCTTTCGTGACGGTTGATTGCGAAGGCCTACCCATAGATCAGATTTCATTTTTGCCAAATCTCCATCCCGTTTTATTAAAGCTACATGCGCATTGCTTGCGGCTTTAATTTCTTCGACATCCAGTTTATTGGCAAACTCAGCATCACGGTCTTGCAACTCTTGCGTGCTTTGATCTAGTGCCTGCTTTAGCATCTGAATCATTTGTTGACTTTGCCCTAGCTTTTGCATAGCCTGGCTTAGTTGCATTGCAATACTCGCTTCTCCGCCACCAGCAGAGAGAACCTCTGGGGGCATCGTAGCCCGTATGCGCTCGGCAATTTTTTGGCTACCTGGCCAATCGCTATTCTCAGCGATTAAATCGGATACAACGGGGGCAAGCCCAGGAATAGCCTGTATAAATTGTAACATCCCCTCCATTGATTCCATGCGACCTGTCAAATAGCTTTGGCCCATAGTTACAATAATATCGTCGTATTCATCTCCAAGATCTATTATATTGCCCTGGTCATCTACATTCTCGATCATTAATGTACCAGGTTTCATTTCTAAATCGAGGATTTTTACAAGGCGCTTTGTGTCGTAGTAAATAGGAATCCACTTGTTTATGATTCTACCTGCGTATGTAAGCGCGGCCCCTACAGACCTAGTTATATTTGAATTAGTAGCCTTACTTTCCTGGCTCCTGGCGAGCACTGCGCGACCACTCTGAGCGTTGCTTTGCATACCCATGCGCTCTTCATTTACACCACTAGATGACATCATATCATCTATATATGACATCTTTGCGTTGAATAAAACTGGGCTGATAGGGATTGGTGGGACTCGATCTGGCCGTGGGAGGACTACTCCATCCTCTACGATTGTATGAGCTGGCAAGTATGCCCTCGGCACTCTATTCGCTTCTGCATACAAATGTTCCAATCCTTCAAATTGCCTTGGATCTCCAATCCACGGATTGATACTGTTCTGATGCATGTTTTCAGCTTCAAGACTAGAAGCTAAGTCATACAGCCATGCAGCCCCTTTACACCTGCGCACAAGACCAGAAATACATAGTTTCCCAGTACTATCTTCCCCCTCTTCAGCGACAATGGTCGCAATTGGGATTTTATTACCTGGTAAAATAGCACTTTCTAAAATTTCTCGTCCTGTCATTTTATACCACATCAAAGTTCTCGCAACAACATCCCTTGATACAGATTTTAGATATTTAGCATCAGCTCTTAATTCTGGCGTGATCTCATCCTCATACATCTCTGACCCGTCCAAGAAAGTGACCACTTTTCTCCGTTTAGTTTCAAACTCATAATATTCTGCTACCAAAACCTCATCACTGTTAAACCAGTATTGTTCGTTACCACCATCCCAATTACTCGGATCCGCATTTGGATATTCAAGTTTGAAATCCTCTTTATCCATGTAATCAACAATAAACGCATAGTCAGTGTCGGTATAGTACATTGACTTTCCGTTTGATGACATATAAACATTTAAGGGTCTTTTTATGGGTTCAAATATAATTTCTTGAGCGTTTGTTGAATCATTAACATATTGCGTTAATATCCTAAAGTGTCCTCGACCCATGATTGCAGCGTGTAAACAAGCTAACCCAATAGCATCCTGGGCATCTGAATTATACATAATGTGGCGGATAACTCCCTGTCGATTATCGGATTTTTCTTTATCTGTTGTATTTCTTGCCAACGCCTTTATTTCAGGCTCCATATTAATCACATCGTTTATTACACGCCGAATGATTGGCTGCATACGATTCATTTCTAACACAGGCCGATCGTATCGCTCCATCATCTCACGCCAACCCGGAGCTACACTACCCCATAAATCGCTATAGTATGAATCGAGATCACTTTTCATTTGCTCGCGCACTTCGGATTCGTTATCAATAATCTTTTTAAATCGTTTCTTAGCTCTATCTAAGATATCTCTTATATTATCTTCTTTTGTATTCAACATACTTGTACTCTTTCTTTTCTTTTTGCGTGCGCCTTACGCCTTCTAAAGCATATCTTAGCGCGTCAATCACATGATTATGCTTGTCCTCTAAAACTGGCATTACTTGGTTGGTTAACGGGTCTACTTTATAACTGTAATGTGTTAGCTCGTCAATTAAATGCTGGCATCTTGGATGCACAATAATATCGCAACCCTTTAAAAACTCTATTCCATCATCTAAACTTCCTGGGCCCTTGGTGCTCGCCATGATCTTTGGAAAACCGTTTTTCTTCATATATGCAATCGTCTCTGGCCTTGCGCTATCTGCTACAATCGGCCATTTTTCGGCCTCTGGGACAGTCATGAAAAGGGTAGGGGTATCAGGTATCTCACACCCAACCATGTAAGCCATATAATCTATATGAAGGGACCTTCCCACTAGATGGCACCTGACAAGTACGGTTGGGTCTATAGAGAACCCCCAATCAGCCCCAAGACGATGGAACACATCTTTGGGAGTGTCAAACTCTTCTACTCTCCAGTTGTGAAAAACCCTAGCGTGACCTGCTTTTAGATACTGACCGAGCCATACATGTTCATACTTCTCGTAATCTCGCTTTCTATCGTATTCCATTTCGTCTTTTAACACATCTGGAAACCATGGATTATCTTTATAGTTTACATGCACTACATGAGAATCAGATGGAGGTGTAGGGCCGCATAAAAGGCTCTCAACTGGGTCTGTTTTTTCGTTTGGGTTCCAAGTGAACCAAAGTTCAGATCCTGGTTTGCGAATTGTCGGTCGTAAAAGATCCAAGCTTCTTTGAGATAAGCTTTGCGCTTCTTCAACCCAGGCTCTATCGTAACCCTCTAGGGATTTTATACTATCTGCTGTATGATTCTGCATACCCTGAAAGATAATGATTCCAGGGCCTTCTTTAGCTTTTATAACAGCCTCTTGAATGTCAAAATAACGACCCGCACATAAAGATTCAATTTTTATTTCGAGGAGTCTTTTCACCGATTGATTTAGAGTCTTTTGTACTTCGCGAATACAAACCGAGCTTGAGTATGGGTTAAGTATATGCTCTTCAATTAGCATTTCTGCAAAAAAGTGAGACTTTCCAGATCCGCGCCCACCCTTGGCCCCTTTATATCTGTGCGGGGAAAGGAATCCCTTGGCCCACCGAGGGGTTTCAATTTTTATTGTCTGCATCTACTATGACACGCTCTATGCGATGTAAAATCGGCTTACTCTGATCTCCGGAAAGCTCTACATCTTGCTTGTCGCTGTACCCATGCTTAGTCAGTATAAGCTTAGATATGGATGCGTTATAAGCCCCGGAAAGGCCGTTTTCAAGCAGTCTTTGTGCTTGCACACAGAGTACCTTTTTGACGATGTCGGAAAATTCGGTGTGTTTTTTTTGCCAGGCGTATACTGTATCTCTATCGATGTCGAGATATAGTGCGAGGCCCTCGATCGAGGGGAGCTTTACTTTGAGACGCAGCGGATTACTGTCGTCATCTTGACACGAGACAAGATACTTCTTTGCTCTCTCAACCACATTTGGGTTATATTCGGTGGGCCTCACTCCCACAATCTAATAAAATGTTGATAGTTTGTCAATAACCTTTTCACAACATGTTGATATAGTGTTAATATGCCATAATTTTAGTTTTTTGAGAATTTATTTTAAAAAAAGATCATTTATCTGTTGACTATGTAGATTTTTTTGTGTATATTATATCATATAGCTTAGTTAAGTTGACTGAGCGAAAAAAGAGGAAAAAATGCGGGGCGATAAGATCAACATTGAGGTTTTGCTAGATGAGATGTGTATACCAAGGAAAACTAAGTCTGGATTAGAGTTATCGCTTTTCGGTCGCGTCAATTTGCTCGCTGATAGGGCTAACAATGCGTGCAAGGGATTAGCTTGTACATGCTCTC